CCCTCATCGAGATCGACGCCACCCGGATCGGGGAGGTGGCCTTCGAGCTGGGCACCGAGATGCGAACTCAGCCCGGTCAGGAACGTGCTCAGGGTCGCGTTCTCCTCGTCGGCGAGCGACCAGTCTTCGGTTTTCGCCTCCGCGATCTGCCGGTAGTAGCGCTCCATCTGCACCTTCCCGCCGCCGCCGGCGGTCTGTTCGATACAGTCGCTCATGATCTGGTTCGTTCTGAACCAGCTTATATCGGTGAAATCAAACCACCAGGCCCGCGGGGACCGCCCCTCGCTCTCGGCGACGTCCGGGTCCTCGGTGAGCACGACCCGCTCGGCATCGCTCGAGACCATCGCGTCCTGAAAGCTCCCGAGATCGTAATCGGCGTACTCCGCTGGGAGCCCCGTTTCCGGGTCGCTCTCCTCGCGCGCCGCTTCCGAAGCCCCTGGCGTCTCGTCCTCTCGCCCGGCCACCGCTCGCCCCGATTCATTGTCCATCTGTCTACCCGGCACTCACGACAGACGGCAAATAAAATACGTCGAGTATAGGGGTTGCTTTATCTTCCGATCAACACAACAGTAATGGAGGTCGCCTCCATTGGGTAGCCCGACCGCCGGAGGGCTGAGAAGGTCTGTGTCGTCGTCGCCTTCAGTTCGGGTCCTCCGAACGGTCACGAACACGCTACCATGCGCGCGGCTTCCCCCCGCGCGGGTCGGCCCGGTCTTCCCTCCCCCCTGGTTGGCGGGTGACCCCCAACCATCGCCGGCCCTCTCACCGCCGCCGTGAACACCCGTCGATCACCTGCCTGAACCCGGACGGTTCGCGGGTTACTTCCGATATAATTATAGCCAAATAAACCTCGGAACGAGTAGAGTTGCGCATGGTAGACCACGAAACAATCGTTGTCGATGAGGACGACACACACAGACTCTCGCTCCGTGACGGCGACGTAGTCGAGAATCTGCTGATCGACATTACGGCCCCGGGCGCGGCCTGGGCGATCGACTGCTGGGGTGACGGCTGGGAGCTCCGTAACGTCGGTATCGAGGGCAAGGTCGATCGGGCGACCGGGCCGAAGAAGGGCCTTCGTCCGGGCTGCCCCGAGGGCGGCCACGGGCTCGTCGAGAACTGCTACTTCTCCGGGCGGGCCTACGACATGGGCTGGGCCTGGGACTTCGGGAACTGCTGGATTCGGGCCAAGCACGCCGGCCACATCGACTTTCGATACGTCACCGTCGTCGATGCCGCTGACAACGGGATCTATGGGACGGGGCCGAACAAGGACGACTCGCCGCAGCGCGGCCACGGGACGGCAAAGATCGAGAAGTGCCACGCCGAGAACAACGGCAACGGGAGCTTTCGCCTGGGCGGAGCCGGGGCTGAGATCGCCGATTCGACTGTCCTGATTGAGCAGAAGACGCCGCCGACCACCCATCCGAACCCCCACGGTGCTCGCGGCGTCGTCGCAGAGGGGGCGGACGGGATCGAGGTACGCGACTGCGACATCAAGTTCACCGGCACCGACGGGTATGGCGTCGCGGCAGTCGATAGCTGGACGGGAACCCCTATCGAGGTCTACGACTCCCGTATCACCGGGCCAATCGGCGATTCCGTTCGGCTCCACGACTCCGAACACGGCCCGCAGGCCGCCGACCCGACCCCCCGCCCGGGCGTCCCGCGGACCGCCAACCAGGCGGCGACCGGGGGCATCCCGGCGCGCCCGGAAAACGCGAAGTACGTGACGGTCCAGGGCGTCGGACAGCGCGGGGCTGGAGCTTTTGACTACGAGCTCCGGGCGGCCGGTGGGAAGATATGGCCCGGCGAGGACGCCTCCGCGGAAGACCGAATCCACTCAGGACAGACAGTCGCCGAAGGCCGTGTCTGGGCTCCTTGGTTCGATGATTTCTGGGTGAGCCCCAGTGCGGACCTCGACGTCACGGTTGGAGACGGTCAGGCGCTGGTGACGCTCGACGGCGAGCCGCTCGACGTCGGTGTAATGGACCTTCCGAGCCAGCAAATAGATCAAGAGGCGGTCGAAAAGCGGGCGCGCGAGTTGTTCGAGCAATACCGAGCGGAGTTCCTTGACGAGACGGAAGCGTTCGTCGCGGAGTACGGCCAATGAGAGATTCGTACCGCGGTGGACTAGACTCGCCGGCCGGCGACGAGGCGCGGTCAATCCTCGAAGCCATCAACGACAACGCGACGGCGTTCGGGATGGGAATGATGATCGGGGCAGCGCTGGTTATCGGCTTCGCTATGACGCTGGTATGGAAAGTCCGACTGTGCTTGATCGACCTTTGGTTGTGGGCCGACCCTCCAGACGATTGGGACACTACACTACACGACTCATAAACAGCGCCATCCCGACGAGAAGGACGCCCACGCCGATCATCGTCCCTCCGAGCGCGTACCACGGCTCGGCCTGAATTGTCCGCAACCCGGCCGGCGCGTCGTGACCGATTCGCCGGAAGCCCAACGCCACCGCGTAGTACACGAGCGCGACCACGAGCGCTCCACCGGTCAGCCCTTGGATGCCGAGCAACAGCCCGATAAGTACGGTCGCGGCGATAACCTGCCCGATGGCCGTGCCGAGGGTGAAGGCGTGGAGTTCGTCGTAAGTGAGACTGCCCCCGATGGGAAGTGAAACCACCGGGTCGCTTCCCTGTACCACGATCACTCCTCCCCCAGGGTGTGGCTGTTGTCTCGGTCAGCGTCGTCGGTGGTTGTATCACCGGAACGATCGAGGCTGCCGTCTTGTTCTCCGGTGGGGGCTCTGGTCTGTTTGACAGACGCCGCCCGACCGTCGCCGCGCTCGATCTGCCGCCGGGTAACGTACTGTGAGATCAACGCCACGACCAACACTGTGAGCTGATCGTAGACGGGTCCGGGGTTCGCAAACCCCATCGCTTTGCCGAGATACGAAAACCCCCAGATTACGACGATAAACCCGATAATGAAGCTTTCAAGGTCGGCCTCACCCGGCGATTTCAAGCCCCGGGTCACTATCTGTCAGCTCTCGCCGAAACCCAGTACGCTACGCCGACCGAGATGCAGAAGCTTCCGATCATCGCGATCTCGTCCGGGAGGGTTGCCGCCGCTGCGAGCAGGCCAGTAACGACGACGGGAAACCGAAGTCCGAGCGCCGTCGAACCGAGGGTACCGATAGTTCCCATGAACGGATCACTCAGACGTAGGCCGTTGAGGCCGAATCTTCGACTGTGATCTCGACACCGAGCGGAGTGATCGAAACGTCGGGTTCGATCGGGTCGGACCCCGAGGGGAGATCGTGCGGGGCACTCTCTATCTGGCACTCGGTACAGGTGATCGTCAGCGTGTTTCCGTTCGGCCGAGTGAACTCCATCGACGCCTCGAACCCGCCGGCCGTCGGTGAGGTCAGCTCGTTGTAAATGGCGTTATCCGTTACCCGAATCGTCGGCTCCAGGCTATAGCCCAGATTCCCGTACAGGATCTCGAACGGATCGACGCCCGTAGTGTCGTCCAGGTACCGGCCTTCCTGAAGGTTGTTCTCGATCGTCAACGAGAAGTCCTGCACCCGAGCGAAGCTGGTTCCGAATAGCGACAGCGACGATGAAACGTCTTTGAACAGCCACGGGTCGGCTTCCGGGGGAGAGATACCTGACGTTGCGCTCGTGCCCGATGAAACACCTAGTCCCCAATAGTCCAGACTCACGGTGAGTTCGTCGTCGTTCGAGATCGACAACTCCCCGGAGTTCGGCACACAGCCGTCGAACGTTCGGACGATATTCGAGCCCGATCCCCGACCGTACAGCACTGCCTCGATCGTCTGTGAGGGGGGTAAGCCGTTCATCTTCGGCGTGATCGTGTGCGTATAGGGCGCGGACGACCCGGTGACGGTGTCAGTTCCGAGCAGATACGCCAGCGGCGCACCATCGACCAGCGTGATCGGGATGTCACCGCCCTGGAACTCGCGCTGGCCTCGGTGGTGCTGGTGGCCCTCACGGGTCCCACCGACAACGTGACTCAGCATCCAGTTCTGCTCGGGGTCTGGCAGCGAGGCGTCCTCTTGGATCTTCCCAAACGCGCGCGATGGGCTTACGCTCGTCCCCTGCGTCGATTCCACGCCAACGCCGAGTTGGGCGTCTTCTGACTTGTACGGTGCAGCCATTATTTACTCGCCTCCGTTGGTTCCGCGTCCGCTTCGCTCTCGGTCTCGCTGCCTGTGCTCTCGGTTCCTTCCGTCGCCTCGATCGGCCCCTCGGCAGTCGTCACACCGGTTGGCTCGTGCTCTGGGGTGCCGTTCGAGGCCTCATCGATTAGCTCCAGGCCGTCGTAGTGCTCGGCCAGGTCCTCCTCGATCCGGCGGGCGCGTTGCCCAGCGTGCTGAGGGCTGTCGCCAGCGAATTCGAAGGGGAGCCGGTCGCGCACGTCGAACTCGGTGGGCGAGTCCGGCGTAGCGTAGCGCGTCCGAAGGGGACGCAGGTAGCGCCGCCGTCCCTCGGCGATCGGGAAATCGTCGTCCGGGTCAGCGCCGGGGTGACGATAGATTTTCAGTCGCTCGGTTGAACGTAACATGGTCGTGGTGTGGTCTGGTTTGGTTCGGTGCTCAGTCAGGTCAGGATCGCAGCATCGGTAGCGTCCGCGAGTCCGCCCGGTAGCCGACGGTACACTCCATCGCCCACCAGCCGAACGTCGAATCGTTCACTGGGACACCCCGGATCTCAAGTGTATCCCAGTCTCCCGGCGTTCCCGGATCTGAGCTGCGCTTCCGGCCGCCCTCACAGACCCGGCGCACTGCCGTCCACAGGTCCTCGCGGCGGTCGCGGCTCCGTGGGGTAGCGATCTCGATAAAGCAGGCAGCGTCGTAATTGACGCTGAATAGCTCCAGATCGGCGTACTCGTGTCCCCGCTCGCTCGTCTCGGCCACGAGGACGTACTCGTTAGTGTAGTCTACCCCCTTTCGAGCCTGCCCCGCTTCGTTCTCAGTGCGGAGTTCGATGAAATCCGGGCGCTCGATCCCCGAGTCTGGTGGCAGGTCGCCAGCCTCACCGTCCGGCCAGTGCGTATCGAGAAACGAGCGCGTGAGCGCCGTCACGTCCTGTTTGGGCTCGCCGAGGGACACGGCTACTCACCTCCTCCAGAAGTGTCGTTGTCGTCGTTCTCGGTCACGTCATCGCCGCCGATCCTGAGCTCCGCTTGGACGTCGCGCAGCGCGTCGAGGTATGCCTCGGGCCGTGCATCGCCGTCCTCATCGCCATCGGCGAGGCCGTGCAGCGTGGCGTGGACGTCGCGCTTGAGCAGGTATGGTCCGCCGATACTGTCGGGGGTCATTCCTCGCCACCTCTGGTGGTCTCGTGAACGTCCACGTCGTCGGCGTCGAGTAATTCGACTATGCCCGATTGAAGGAGGTTGCCGGTGTCGCTCGCCTCATCCGAGACGATATCCTGGGAGCGCGCGAACATGAGATCGAGCGCGTCCTCGACCAGCTTCCGGCCGGCCTCGGGGTCGTCGGAACCCTCGTACTTCGCGGCGAGCGCGTCGGCTTTGCGCTTGCCCTCCTCGAGCGAGCGCTCGGCGAAGAACACGCCCTCAGTGCCGTTCTCAGCGATCGCGTGAATGACGATCCAGGTCACGGCTGCCTTGTGGGCACCGCTGTTCGCCTCCATTCCCTCCGCGAGCGCGGCGTCTTTCAGCCCACCGTCGAGATCGGGCCACTTCCGATCGACCCACTCGCGCAGCGGATCGAACGGTGGTTGCGAGCCGGCGAACGCGGTCGGGTAGTTAACGTACTCCGCATAATCAGCAGTGTAGGCCACCCGGCCGGCGGCCCCCAGACCGGCGATCGCTTCCTCGGCGGCCTGCTCGTCGAACTCGAACGAGACGCTTCCCGCGCGGGTCATCGCGTGAACCCCGCGATAGCGTCCTCAGGGATGTCTATCCACTCAATCCGGGTATGCTCGCCGACCAGTGGGTCGGCTTCGAGCGCTTCGATCGAGGGGTAAGTTGAGATACACGCTCCACCCTCCATCCGGGCGAGCGTGAGTTGGCCGCTCGGGTGTGGATAGAGCGTCCCCTGCGCGACCGCCCGCTCGACGGTCGTACCTGCCGGAGTTCCCGTCTCGCGCTTCAACAGGTTGAACCGGAGAGGATCTAACCCGTCGGCATGGCCCGGCTCCGATCCGCTTCGTTCGCGGTCGTCCGTGGCGGCCTCCTTAGCGCGCTCGCGGTGGCTCTCCTCGTCATGCTGCCGGTCGTCGGTGCGTTCCTCCTCGGTATCGCCGTCGCTGGTGGACTGTGGATCGCTCATAGGCTCGGTCTCCTGCGGTAGGCTTGCGTCGCGTCTCGCGCAGCGGCGAACAGCTTCCCCGCTGCCGTCGTCTGATCGGGCGTGCTCTCCGGGCCTGAGGCGAGCATCGATCCGTACTGGTCGGTATGGATCAGGTCGGCCGCGACGAACTTCGCGCAGGCGTTACGCAACTCTCCGGGGACGCTCGCGCTCGGCTGGGCGGGATTGGTGTCGGTCGCTACCTGGGCGCTTTCGTCGGTTCCGTAGCGATAGCTCACCCGGACCTGTGCCGGGTCGAGAACGGACGTTCCGCGGCGTCCGGCCCGGGTCCGTGTTGCGCTACCGCCGGTCCCGAACACGTCGAGATCAACGGCCAGGACGCCGGCACGCTCGTCGAGAACGTAATCGGCTCCGTCGCCGAGACCGCGCCCCTCGTTGCCGGTGACGTCCTCCGTGCCGTTCTCCCGAAGCACGATCACCTCGTCGCCCGCGCCCGCGTCGATCGGCCGCAGGTCGATATGGTCCAAGAACACCATACCGCGCCGCCGGTGGCTCCCGAAGCGGTAGCCGGCCATTCCGGCTCGGCTTTGCCCCGTTCGTGCGCCCCGAGCGCCACGTCGCCCGCGGCCGCCCCGCAGGACCGTTCGGCGCTGGTCATGGCTCCGTTGCACCTGGCGTTCGAGACCGACGGCCCGGCGCGTTCGCCAGGCCCGCCCCGTGCTCCGGTCAACCCGGTCGGACGCCCGAAGCAGTAACTCACGAACCTGCTTGGCGGTCGGATCGCTGCTGGCTCCGAACTCCTTGTTGCGAATGTACACGGCGACGTCGCTCGGATCGGCGTAGGGAACGGCATCGACCAGTTCGGTTTCGACGGGCACGAGAGATCAGTACCTCCGCGTTACCTCCGCGCTCCCGATGGGTCCGGGCCGACGACCATGAGCCACACCGAGATCGAGCCGCCGGTCGTCGTCGAGCCATCGACGTTGACCGTCGTCTGACTCGCGCCCGCACTACTCACATAGAAGTCGCCGTCTGCCCCGCCCGTTACCAGGGGGAAGACGTCGCCAGTAGCGAAGTCCTGCTCGTGGTTGACGACGGTCGAGCCGGTGCCGTTCGCATCGGTGTCAACCGAGACGGCGTGGAGCTCGATCGTGTAGGCCGCGAGGCCGAACACGCCGAGGCTGTTCTCGATCAACTGGACGGCGGTGTCAGTCGCGGCCATTAGTGTGTCACCACCATTACGCGAGGTTCTCCAGTGCGTAGGTCCGGCGCGTCGATTCGCCGACCATCGAACCGTAGGCATCGACGGCGAAGTCCTCGACCGGCGACGTGCGCGCGAGGGGGTGCATCGTCACGTCCTGAAGCATCCCTGCGTAACCCGCGCTCATGTCGTGGCTAATGAACACCCGCTCGCCGTTGACATCGCGCAGGCCGTGGGTCTCGAAGATCGGGGTATTGTCCACGATAATAGCGTTGAAGCCGAAGTCGAAGGTGTCGCCCGGACTATCGTACCGGGAGAATTCCGTGAGATCCGACTTCAGGTCCTCGAACGTGGTGTGATCGGTCAGATGGGCGATATTGTCCCGCGAGCTTTTGCCCTCTCGCCGCAGCTTCTTGATCTGCTCGCGGACCTTGTTCAGCGTGACCTGCGCGCCCGCCTCGTCGGCGATCTGCGCGGCGGGGTCGTTCACGAAGTCGAGGATGCCGAGGAAGCCGTTCGCGTCGTTGGCGTTCCCAGCAGCCGTGAGGTTCGTTCCCCGCCCGAGGAGCATCTGGCGCTCCTCGTACTGCCGGATCGACCTGACCTGCGCTTCCTCGGTGAGTGCCCGCGTCGAGCGTAAGGTCTGGGCGGCGAGCTGTACGAAGTCGCTCACCGTGTTCTGTCGCCCGTAGGCGTACACGTCGTAGGAGTGGTTCAGGTAGCTGTCGTCGTTCTCCGGCCAAGCTGGATTAGCCGACTCCCCGCCCTGGAACGAACTCGTATCCCCGATGTCGATCTCCTCGTCCACCTCGATAGTGTCCTGCTGGACGGCGACCCGTGGCACCATATCGGCGAAGGGCGTTGCCTCGTCGTCGGTGATGTAGACTTCAGGGGTGAAGTAGATCGGAATCGAGAAGTTCGCCCGCTCCATGTTCTTCTCGATCGCCTGCTTTGTCACGTAGTCGAGCGAGGCGTTGCGGTCCTGGCGGAACGACTCGTTCATCGCCTCGAACGTGGGCCGCCAGTGCTTCATCAGATCTTCTCTCAGATCGATCGGCTGGCCCGTAAGGTGGCCGTAGGGGTCCCAGTACGGCACCTCATCGCCCGGAACGCCGTACTTTTTCTCGATGAGGTCGGCCATGACGTTTCCGCCGCCGACGCCGAACGATCGCGTGTTCGCTGCACGGGTCTCGGAGTTACCCGAGGGTTTTCCCTGTGACTTGACGACGCCCTGCGGGTAGCTTTTCACGCGCCCGCTCATTCGCCGTCACCGCCTGGAGTCAGCGAGATGTCGTCCGTGGTCATGCGGGACTTCTGCTCGTCCTGCTCGAACTCGGGATCGAACACGCTCTTACGGACGACCTGGTTGCCGTCCTCGTCGGTCTCGAGGTCGTCGTCGTCGAGCCCGAGTATTGACTTGACAGCGCTTGTCGCGCCCTTCTCCGCACCCTTCTCGGCAGCTTCCTCTGCTACCTCGTCGACGTCCACCTCCGTGTGCTCTTTCTCGTCGTCGTCCTCGCCGCCATCGGTGCCGCTCGCGCCGCTCTCGGCACCGCCGGATTCGTCGTCGTCCCCACCTTCGGAGTCCTTATCGACCTGCTCGTGCAGCGTCGAGATCTCCGCCTCGGCCGAGTCCATCCGCTCGGCGAGG